GAAGGGGGACATGCACAAGGCGCTGACTACCCCGATCCGCGACTGGAGTAACAGGTAATGGCCGAAGGAATCAACTATACCCCGAGCCCCGTCATCCGGAAATTTATGCTCGACGATTCGTTCTTCCGGGTCGTCAAGGGACCTTACGGCTCAGGTAAGACAACCGGCTGCGTGATGGAGGCGCTGCGGCGCTGCATCCAGATGCCTCCATGCCCCGACGGGGTCCGCCGCAGCAGGTGGGTCTTCGCCAGGAACACGCGCAGCCAATTGACGGACACGTTGCTCCGGTCGGTGCTGGAGTTGTTGCCTCCGGGGATCGGGTCGTGGAGTGTGTCCAACTTCATTTACACTCTTAAATTCGGGGAAGTTCACGCCGAATGGCTCTTCAGAAGTCTTGACAGTCCTGAGGACATCCAGCGCCTCCTGAGCCTGCAACTTACCGGAATCTTTATAGAAGAGTGTCGTGAGATCCCTCTAACCTTGGTACTTGAGGCTCAAACCCGCCTCCGCCGATTCCCCAGAATCCAGGACGTGCCGGAGTACTGGAGTGGCATGATCTGCGCGACCAACCCCCCTGAGATAGATTCCGACTGGTACAAGCTGATGGAGCATTTGCCACAGAAAGAGGACGAGCCGACCACTGTAGTGCCGGCGGCCGTGTTCATGCAGCCGTCTGCGATGTCGCCGGAAGCGGAGAACCTGCAGTACCTACATAAAGACTACTACACCGACCTGATGAAGGGTAAGTCCCAGGACTGGATCGACACCAACATTCACAACCTCTACTCCAAGAGCCAGTTCGGGAAGCCAGTTTACGAACGATCCTTCCAGTACGACAAGCGCGTGCAGACAGACTTGCCAATTTACCAACACCTCCCCATTGTAGTCGGGATCGACGGCGCGCGGAATCCTGCCGCAGTGTTCATGCAACTCGGCCTCGACGGGCGCCTGCGGAAGTTGCGGGAAGCCACCGGTTTCGAGATGGGGTTTCGCACCTTCGTATCGACACTGATGCAGCCTATGATCTCGGCATACTTCAGCCATAACCCCTTGATTTTCGTGGGAGATCCGTCTTGGACGAGACAAAATGAAACCGACGACGGCAGTATTTATAAGCTCTTGAAGAAGCTGTACGTCACCGATAAGCCAGGGTCGGGGAACGTGGTTAAGCCCTCGGAGACCAACGATCCTGTGAAGCGCATTAACGCGCTCGACGAGCCTTTCCGAAACATGTGGCCTGACGGAGAGCCGGGGGTCATCTACGATAGGCGCTGCGCACTGCTCATAGAAGGCCTGCGCAGTAAATACCGCTATGTCAGGGTGAAGGGGGCCGAAGGGCGGTACAAAGACTCGCCCGATAAAGGCCACCGCTGCTCTCACGTAGTGGATGCAGACCAGTACGGCACCATGTTCATTTTGAGCAAGCGCTACAACGCTGCGGAGTACGTGCGGAGCACCTATGACCCAGCCACCCGCCGCACCACCCACCAGCGCACCGGCGACAGCTACGTAGGATATTAACGGAGGCCTCATGATCGTCCTGAACAACGAAAAACTGGAACAGCTCGGGCAGAAGCTCCGGGCCAGGTTCTCCACCTACGAGTCCGATCGGCGCCAGCTGGAGATCCAGTGGCTGAAAAACCTGCGCCAGTACAAGGCGGTCTACGACCCGGAGACGGCGAAGCAGCTGGAGGGGCGCTCCAAGGTCTACCCCAAGGACACCCACACCAAGATCGTAGGCTGGGTGGCGAAGCTGATGGAGATGATGTTCCCGGCGCAGGAGAAGAACTGGACCCTGCAGCCCACCCCCTTCCCCAACGTCGCCCTGGCCGATCTGGACAACATCATCAAGACCCTGACCGAGCAGCAGGCCGCGGTCGCCGCCGAGCAGGGGGTGCAGCCCGAGCCGCTCACCTCCGAGGCCATCGAGGAGGCGGTCAAGGAGTTCGCCAAGCAGCGCGCCGCGCGCATGGAGCTTGAGATGGAGGACCAGCTGGCCGACTCAAAGCTGGACTACCCCGAGCTCTGCAAGAAGGTGGCGCGCCGGGGCGGCATCTACGGTTTCGGCGTGGCCGAGGGTCCGCTGGTCTACACCACCAGCTCCCGGGAGTGGCAGCGCGACCCGTTGACCGGCGCCTATGCCGCAGTCTCCGAAGAGGTGAACCGCCCCTATTACGAGTCGCTCCAGGCCTGGGACGTCTACCCTGACCTCTCCGCGAAAAGCTGGGACGCGCAGGAAGGGCTCTTTGTCCGCAAGGTGATGCCCAAGCACTCCCTCTCCAAGCTGATCGATGACAAGAACTTCATCGGCGCCGAGATCACCAAGTACCTGTCCACCTCGCAGGGTGGGAATTACAAGCCTCGCAGCTACGAGACCGAGCTGAACGAGATCAAGCACATCAGCGAGAGCCAGCCCAACATGAGCCGGCAGTACGAGATCATCCGCTACTATGGCTTCATCGCGGCGCGCGACCTGGCCGAGATCGGGGTCTCGATCCCTGAGACGGCCATGGAGAAAGACATCCTGGCCGATGTCTGGCTCCTGGACAACGCCGTGATCAAGGCGGACACCGCCCCCTTCGGCGAGAAGGTCTCGGACATGTTCCACTCCTATATCCCCGAGGAGGACGAGGACGGCCCGCTCACAGGCACCGCCCGGGTCGAGGTACTGCGCGACAGCCAGCTGAAACTGTGCGCCATCGACCGCGCCACCATGGACAACATGGCGGCCACCGCGCAGTCCATCGTCGAGGTCAACGAGGATCTCCTACTCCCCGAGAGCCAGGGCCAGCGGATCTCCGGGGGCATGACCATCCGCCGCGGCGGCGAGGGGGCCGAGGCCAACTACCCGGCGGTCCGGACCTACGACATCCCCTCCCACATCCCCGAGCTCCTGGACCTGCGCAAGTCGGTGCTGGAGGTCTTCGACGTGGAGTCGAACCTGCCCTCCTGGCGCATGGGGAACGCGCAGCCCCTGGGCGAGGCCTTCCGGACCTCCAACAACATGAGCATGATGGCCTCCGGCGGCGACATGGTGACCAAGGACGACGTGCGCGCCTTCGACCGCTTCGTGAAAAGCCTGATCGGGTCGCTGGTGTCGTGGAACATGGAGTTCAACCCCAAGGAGGACATCAAGGGGGATTTCAGCGTGATGCCCAAAGGCATCCTGTCGCTGGTGGCCAAGGAGGTCCGAGGAGCCGCGCTGGCGCAACTGAAGACCACCCTCACCCCGCGCCAGATGGTGCTCATCAACGAGGACGAGTTCCTGATCGAGGAGTTCCTCTCCCGCGACCTGCCACGCCGGCTGGTGAAATCCGGCAAGGACGCACAGATGGCGCTGGATGCCTATGACCAGCAGCAGGCCGCAGCCGCTCAAGTCCAGCAGGATCAGGAGACCGCCAAGACCGAGAAGCTCAGAGGGGACGCGGCGAAGGCCGTCGCCTCGGCAGAGGAGACCGCAGCACTGGTCGAGTCCAAGGTCCAGGAGCTTTTTTCCAAGTATGTAGCCAACATGGCGAAAGCCAAAGGAGCCAAAGATGGAACCGCTCTACAGGCGTCAAAGCTTCTTCTCGACGCAACAAAACCTGAGGGGACGAAAGCTGGAGCTGGAAAAGCTTCTGCGCGAAAGGCTGCAAGCAAGTGACGTCTCCGACACCCTGTTCGAGTACCTGGCGGTGCGGCGCGAGCAGGTCCGGGACAAGCTGGGGAAGGAGGGGGGAGAGCGCGAGAAGGGCGAGGCGGTGACCTTGGGCGAATTACTTGAACTTTTTAAGTCCCAAGGTGCAGATTCCGCTTGACTTACTCACTGAGTAGGCAGTACACTCACCCGCAATAACTTTACAAGGTTACAATTACTCAATATCGGGAGGGTCAGGCGATGGCAGGGGGAGCTTCGGCACGCGAAGGACTGGAGACGTCGGTTTCGGAATTGCTCGAAGAGGATGCGTTCGCGGCGGCGTTCGACGAGGCGGTGAAGCCCGAGCCGGAAGCGAAGGCAGAGCCGGAAGCCAAAGCGGAACCTGAGGCCAAAGTCGACGAGCCGGAAGTGAAGGCGGAACCTGAGGCCAAAGCAGAGCCGGAAGCGAAAGTAGAGCCCCCCGCGAAAGTCGAACCCCCGCCGCCCGCAGCCTCCGCCGCCGAGATTGGAGAGGCGGTAGCCAAGGCCTTGAAGGCCGCCGAGCCCGCAAAGGCCGAGACCCCGGCAGCCGCCGAGGAAGACACCCCGGAAGTGAAGGCGGCGCTGGAGGACTTGGAGAAGAACTGGGGAACCCACGCGGTCGCAGTCAACGCGCTCCTTGAAAAGCAGGCCAAGAAACTGAAGGCCGAGTTCGCCGAGATCCTGAAGCCCATCCAGGCTCAGATCGCCCCGGTGGTGGCCGCCACCGCCGAGACGGCCCAGGCGCAGTTCAATGCGGCGCTGCTCGCGCAGCACGCCGACGCCTTCACCATCATCCCCGACGTGGAGAAGTGGATCGAGTCGCAGCCCGCCTACCTCCAGTCCGCCTACAACAAGGTGCTGGACGAGGGGAGCGCGGCAGATGTGGCCAAGTTCCTCACCGACTACAAGGCGTCGACCAGCAAGCAGGCACCCGCGGACGACTCCGCAGCCAAGGCAGCAGCCGAGAAGGCGGAGGCCGAGCGCCTCGCCAAGCTGGACAAAATGAAACAGCCGGCCACCACCAGGACCTCGGTCACCGCCGAACCGGACCCGCAGGATTTCGACGCAGCCTTCGAGGCAGGCGCAAAACTCGCAGCTCAACTGGCTGCCTAAAGAACCAGATTTTCAAACCCCCGCTCCGCCGGGGCATTTCAGTAACACCTTTGCGGGAGAACACCCGCCAGGAGGTAGCACATGGGCCTTAACGTATATGGCGACATTTCGCCGGTGGTCGCGGGGTATGTAAATCCCCAGTTCCTGATGAGAGCGCTCCCGTTTCTGGTACTGGAAAAGTACCTCGACATGAAACCGCTCCCGTCCAACTCCACCAAGACGGCCATCTTCAGGCGCTACGAGGCGCTGGCCAAGGCGCTCACCCCGCTGGTCGAGGGCGTCACCCCGCAGGGCAAGACCATGCAGAAGACCGACATCCAGGTCACCCTGCAGCAGTACGGCGACTTCGTCCAGCTCACCGACCAGATCGCCGACCTGCACACCGACCCGGTCCTGTCCGAGTACGTCACCATCACCGCCGAGCAGTGTGCCCAGACCCTGGAGACCCTGCGCTACAACGTCCTGAAGGCCGGGACCAACGTCTTCTATGCCAACGGCACCGCGAGGACCGACGTCAACACCGCGCCGACCCTGGCGATGCAGCGCAAGGTGACCCGCGCCTTCAAGCGTCAGAACGTGGGCTACATCACCTCCCAGACCGCCTCGACCCCCAACTACGGCACCGTCGCAGTGCGCGCCGGCTACGTCGCGCTGATCCACCCCGACCTGGAAAACGACGTCAGGGCCATGACCGGCTTCAAGGACGCCGTGGACTACGGCGCGAAGGTCCCGGTTGACACCTTCGAGATCGGCGCCGTCGAGGATGTGCGCTACATCCGCTCCACCATCTTCGAGTCCTTCCCGGACGGCGGGGGCAACAAGGGCGCCATGGTCTCGACCACCGGCGTCAAGGCCGACGTCTACCCGATCCTCTACCTGGGCGCCCACTGCGCCGCCTCGGTCCCGCTGAAAGGCAAGGGCGCGGTCACCGCCCCCATC